AGTTCCTCCAGCTTGAGGCATCAATCCTAAATTTGTACTTGCAACCGCACCAATAGTTACATATCCATTATTTGCTGCATTTCTTATCTTTAAATTTCCATCAGAAGTATCAACGTGCCATTGAAACGCATAGTTAGTTGTTAACGCACCAGACTTACTATTATTGGATGCAATGGCCTGTAGAACATTATTGATGTCCGATCTTACAGCACTACCTGTTCCGTTATCAATTATAAAATCGTGTTCTGCCATTTAAATTACTAACATTGTTTTTATTCTATCCTCCTTTACCAAATCCGACAGCCTGATAAGTAAAATTCCTGTCAATTGATGCATTTGAGGAGTTCTTAAAGTGTACAGTAAAACCTGTTCCAGAAATACTGCTAATTTCAAAAAAGTCACCACTTGCTAAATTATGTGCGTTTATGCCGATTGATGGTAAATGAGCATTAGCACCACCCTCAGTATTAGAAGTACCGACAAAAAATGGATGTTGAAAGGTTACAGCCTTTGCCCCTGCCCCACTAGCAGTGAGATTTCCTTGTTCTGTTCTTCTTTGAATTGTTGCAGTATATCCAAGCTGAGAAACTTTTATATCTTGAGCAACATCATTGCTTGTAAGTTTAGCTCTGAATTGAAACCCTCTTCCTTTATATGTTCCGTTAGCAAAAGTCTGAAAACCTGTGTAAGTTGGTGAGCTAGAAGGGTTGTCCTGTGTGACCCTTACTAACATTTCAGCGTTAACTTCTGTAGCTGTAGCCCCATCAAAATCTGTAATGTCATCAATTAATCCTCTGGAATCAAATAAGTCTGAAGGGTAAAATGCTTCTGTTAGAAAATGACGTTTAAAATCTACACTAAATACAGCACCTAAATCTAAAGTATCTCCACCAGCAGCACCTCCAAAATCATAAGTACCTTCTGGAACAATTCCACCAAAGTCATCTAATGAGCCAACAGCATCAAAGTCTGTGATGTTGTCAAAATTTCCACCACCTACAAGGTTAATTGTATTGGTAGTCGCATCAAAAGCTACGTTAGAGAGAGTTCCTTGAAACTTAGGACTGTCAGTATCTTCTCTTCTAGTTTGTGTTAATAAAGCATCTTGATTATCAGGCAAGTCAATAATTACACTTGTATCACCAGAACAGAATCTTCCTCCTGAGTCTTGACTGCGAAGTATATATTCTCCCTCAAGGTAAGGAACTTCCGCAGAAGTTGTAACACCACTAAGAGCTTGAATTAAATCTGTACTGTTAGAAAAAGTCCCACTCCCATCAACAAGAGGAGAATGTCTTAAGTGAATAAGACCTCCTAATCTGACATCTAATTCTGTAGGTTGATTCCATCTAAGTCTGATAAGTTTTTCATTTATTGGCTCTGCTGTAAGTCCAGTAATATTTGCTGGAATTGCAGTTTTACCAACAGCATTAAAAGTCAGATCAGCAGAAGTAGAACTGGTTTGCAAAGCTGCATTAAAGCTAAATATTTGTATTTCATAAGTTCCAATATCAGTATTAAATATTTGAAAATCTGGGCTTGAAACTGTTGTAGATATAAAATTTCCATTATTAAATCTATAATTAACCTGATATTGAGTTACACCAACGACAGGTTGCCAACTAATAAACAATTTTGAAACAGCAGCATTATTAATCTCAACAATTTTTTCTTCTGCCTGTAGTGCTGTTGGTGGATCTTTGAGTTCATTTAATATTGATACAGTTCTAGTCGGTAGCGTAGAACCATCTTCAATAAAAGCATATTTATCATTTACATAAGATAAAGCTGTAATTGAATAATTTATGCCATCGACCTCTTCAACACTTATTACTCTGAATAACTGAGATTGCACAGTATCATCTGATATTAACCAGTTTGCATTAACGTTAGGTGCTTGAGAAAAAGCACTTGCTACAGTTATTGTTGCACCAGAAACAGAACTTATGTCCTTTGTTTCTACTGTTCCATCTGGAAGCACCACAGAAAGCTTTGCATTATTTGTAGAGGGTAAATCTGTGTTTGTGGAGTCATCAACAGTAATAACAGTTGTAGAAGTAACAGAAGATATTTTGCCCCCTCTTCTTAGTCCACTCCTCAAAGGATCTGCAATTTCAATAATTGCTGACGGCCTAACCACTATGCCGCTATCAATAGAAGTTGTAAAACTACAAACCTCAGTTTCATTAGCCTCCCCAAAAAGAATCGCCCGACCTAATCTTGCAGCTTGCCCTCTGGAAGTACAAGCAAATGCTTTTACTTGTTTAATACTTGAACCAATCTTGCTTATTAAGTTTGCATCTTCTACGACCTCAAAATCTATGTCCTGAGTGTCCATGTTGAAGTAAGACACAGAAACTACACTATGTCGTTGTTTTAGACTGCTACCAGAATAAGTAAATCCGTCACTGGTTATATTGGACAAATTAAATAAGTATGAGGCTGTAGCTGGACTGTCCTGTTTTAGAGAAATACTGCCAGCAGACCAGATCGGCATACAACGCATAACCCCTGCAAGATCATTAATAAGATCAAAAGCCTCCGCACTTCCTTGAATATTTACATTGCATGAAAATCTAGCCTCTTGCCCTCCTTGTCCATCATCAACAAGAGTATTTGCAAATTTACTTGCGGTTACAAAAGAAAATAAATCAAGGCTGCTATCTGTTATATGATCGCCAAATCCATATCTAGTATTAGTTAATAAGTCTAAGAGAATCATTGCTGGACAACTACACCATGTCGCTGCTGAGAGTGTGCCATTAAATATATAGCCATCAGGGTAAATTATGCGACCAGTTGCACTGTCAACGCTTGGTGTTCCAGAACTGTTTGCCCCTGCTGCTGGGATTCTTACTTTTACTCCTCTGATCTTATATTTTCTTGATGGAATAGAACTAAACTGCATTGAGTCAAGTCTGATTGCAGCGTAAGCACTATTAGCATAAGTATTTGCATCATCTATAATTTCACCTAAACTCGTCCACTGAAAAGCATCAACAAGACTTGCATCTGTGCTATCTGCGGTGACTCTTGAGACTCTAATATCAACAGGAAAAGCACCTGTTAACTCAACTCTGTAATCTCTCTGATAGGCATCAGCAGTTCTTCCTGTAATAGTGTCAGAAATAATATCAGTAAAACCACCAGAATTGTATTGGACAGATATTTTTAACTGAATAGTCGAACCAAGCAAATCACCTTTGTCTGTAGCTTTTTGTATCTGTGGAAAAGTAATTGTGATATTTGCAGCGTCAACACTTGAATTAGTTATCTGTCTTGTAACTGGGCTTGAAGCTGTAACCACTACTCCAACTGCTGTAACAGAAGAACTGTTCTCAATACCTTCAACTTTTGTTTGACCTGATGTACCAAAACGAGGATTAAATGTTACATCTTGAAAGTTAAAATCTGTTGTTGCTGGACTTGCTGAATTTGCAGTTGCTTTTAAAACAGGAGTATCATTAAGTATAACGTCTTTTAAAGCAGCATTATTATACGCTGTTGTTCCTTTAGTAAGCCCTTCTTTAGATGGTGAGGCAAAACCCTCTATCTCTCCCTCAGAAATAAGGTCAAGAAAAGTAGCAAACTGCCTACTGTGTAAAGTATCAGGTGTTCTTGTTGGCTGGGGTGGTGGCGGTGGTGATCCTCCTCCAGAACCTCTTATAACTTTAGGCTTTGTCATGCTCTTACCTGTTGAGTGTCAATAGCTCCACTGATGACCACTGATCCTGTCACAATTTCTCCATAACAAATTGGGACTGGTGTGCCAGCCCTTGATGTATTTTGAGTCCCACCAAACCCATATGATAATTTAGGATCTTGCTCACTTTTAAACTCTGGCATTTTTGGCATAGGAAATAACATATCACTAACACCAGAAAGAACCAAAGCCGCACCAATACCAAATGCAGCTTTAGCACCAAGAGCAGCTTTAGAAAATCCTATGCCTTTAGCACCAAATGAAACAGCCTTACCTGCAAAAGCACCAAAAGCACCCATCCCAACTGCAATCAAAGCAGCCCCAAGTAATATTTTTCCTACATTACCTCCAGCACCTTGAATCACAGGAACAAAATGAATATCCTGTTGTCCTATCGGATGGTCTATTTCAGTCTCATCAATCGCATAATTACCAACTTTTACTTGGTAAAATTTAGGATTCATATATTTGTCTATCCCTTCAAAATTATTTACTAAAAAACTAACAGCATGACTTAAAGTATCTGCCTTTACTTCAAACTCTTTATGACCTGCAAAAGTCGCTAACTCTCCATATAGTTTTATTTTACGCAACATAACGCAGCCTCTTTCCTGTGCATTTTAGCAACCATTCTGAGTATGGTTCTTTACAAGATAGTCTATCTGTTAAATGATGTAAAACATCCCCATCTAAAAAAATTGCGACATGATTTAAATTATTAGAAAAAATTGACATAAATAATAAATCTCCATTTATTAATTTTTCATCAGGTGTAAGTTCTCTGAAACCTGTTTCCTCTGCACATTTCTCAAACATAGGGTCTTTGTTAAAATCTTCTAGTGTTGTAGGTCTGTGCCAGTCAATTAAATTTATATTTAGTTTTTCTTTGTACCAGTCTCGAACTAAGGTATAGCAGTCTGTGACTCCCCAAGCCCACTCTCTTCCTAAAATAGGTGCTTTATATCCTGTAGGCTCTAAATAGCCCCATGACTCTGTTTTAGGGTTTACTATGTACCATTTAAGATTGCTTTGTTCACATGCAACTTTATCTGACTGACTAGGAACAGGTGGTGTTACAGGGTGGCTATGAACTACAGCAACAATATCTCCTGTATTATCTGCTCTTACATAATCTTCTGGGTCAAGAATAAAACATTGAAATGAAGTCTGGGATAAATTACGACAAGGAAAGTATTTTTCTTTACCTCTGATGTTCAATAAAAGGCCACATGATTCATTAGGGTCTTGGTCTTTCGCATGAGCAAGAGCAGAATCTTTCCAGTTCATGCAATAAATGTTCCAATGCTAGGAAAAGAATCTCTTGTGCAAATACGTTTTGGACTCCTTACCCCAGCAAGATCAAAAGGAGCAGCAAGTTCAAATTCAACAATATCTCTGGTTTCTGTTGATTTTCTATCAATTTTATATATTTCTCTTGGAAATTCTGCTGTGGGGTCTGGTGTTCCCAAAGGATTCACCTGTTGAGTAGAGGTAGTTGTTGTCTGTTGGGTTGTTGTGTTTGGGTTGTTCATTGTAATTGTATTACCCATGCCATTGCCATGTACTGTGCAGTAATATCGCAAATCACTAGGAGCAGATGGGTAAGCTGGTTGATAGGTAACAGTTGCACCAGATTGTCCAGAAGTTCCGACTACAGTTGTAGTCTGTGATCCTCCAGCATCAGATTTTATTGCTAAAGGGTGTCCACTATTTGAAGAGTCTGCCTGATTAAATATATAAGTAGATCCTCTTTTCATTGTAAGAACAGGATTATTAGAACCATTAATTGCAAAGATATTGGAACCGCCTACGTTTACAACTGTTACTGTGTAGGTTACAGTTTCAGCATCTGCTGGGTCAGCAATCGTTTCAGTGGTTGTTGTGCTAGTTGAAGTCACAGGAAAATTTACATTATCAAGGTATCGGGCAAGTGTTCTAATCCTAGTCACAGTGCAGCCTGTCAGGTCATTTCCTGTCGTTACCTGATTTACATTTAACAAAATAGCTGTGATAGTTCCAAGAGCATTACTTACAGTTAAGGTCGGTCTAGGAATCTGGCCACGTTGATAAGCGAAGCCCTCTGCTGTGATCGGTAGCTTTATGTAAGTATTACCAGCCCAGACTATATCTCCATTATTTACAAGACTTGTTCCATTATGAAATCTGTAAGTTTGAGCAGAACCATGCAAAGCAACAGTTGTCTCTAAAGTAAAAAGCTCAATAATCGCAGAGGGATTTATTTTCTGTAAATCTGTAATTATTGGAGCAGTACTCATGGCTCAAACACCTCCCTAAAAGTAGCATTGATTGTTGCTCTGTTGTTATAAGGTATTGATTTTGTCCAGCTTTCGCAAACAAACTTTCTTTCAGAATCGCCCTCTGGTGTGTATTCAAAGCTATCTTGATCGTTTGCTCTAGCATCTAAAAAAGTTTCGATTGTATCTGAATCTGTCTCAGAAACATTAAAAGTAAAGTTAAAAACTTTAGGGTTTTGATTTTGTGCGAGGCCAAAAACTATCCTCTGTTCAAATCCATCCGCAAATCTTACGACTCTATTTATTGGTGCATTATTCTTTCGTGTTCCATAAGTAGGCTTTATGTCTGGAAAAGTTGCCATTATGCTAATAATCCCCCTGCTCTTTTTTGTTGTATTATCTCAGATTGTACCGCTACGGCAATAAGCCTTCCAAGTTCTCTACCTTCTTGTTCTCCTCCCTGTGCATCAACACCGCCTTCCATACTGACATTAACTACAATATTGTTAGTCATTCCACCCATCTTGTCGTTTGGAATAATCGTACCAGCAGTTGAAGGAACAAATAATTCTGGCCCTTTCTCTCCTACTATTGATGGTTTGCCTACTGGCGGTCTGCCTCCAGCAGCAAAACCTGTCAAATTTTCAAATATTCCAAAACCAGTGGATTTAAGCAATGTATTAATACCAAGTCTTAAAAGATCACTTGCTATGCCCTGCAATATTGACCTTGCAGCTTCGCCAAGAGTCTTTGTTTGCATAACAGCATCATGTAAAGCATTAGAAACACCTGTAGCAATATTATCTCCTACTTTTTTAAACGATTCACTTAATTTTCCTGTTGAATCTGTTGTCTCATCAATAGCATCTTTTTCTTTTTTTATAGTTCCAAGACGTTTTTGTAATTCTACTATTTGCTGTCTGATGTTTTCTAACGCTTCTCTTCTTAGATTTCCACCTCTTTTTTGTATTTCAAGTACCGCTGCTCTAGCTTCAAGAGTTTTGATAGCTGCTTTAACTTCCTCTTCCCCACCTTGTTTCACTAAATCATTCAATTTTTTTTGTTGTTTTATATTTTTAATAATTGCAGTTGTAACTAAACCAAATGCAGTTGCTAAACCTATTAAAGGCAAAGCATTCATAGCAATTCCTAAAGCTCCTGTCGCAATCGCAGCCGTTTTCGTTGCTATTGATGCAGTTGCAGATGCCTTCGCAAAAGCTATTGCCCCAATAGTCGTTGCTTTAAATTTAGCGATCAAA